GGTATCCGCATTAACAGTACCCTCTTCAACCGGAATAATCGCTCCGCCGTTAAACTCAGCACCTGTGTCAGCATCTAGCGCACGGGTTGCCGGTACTGCTGCGCCGTTCCAAATATAAATACCGCGATAAGCAGCTGTAGCATTGTCTTTTTCTAAAAACCGGTCACCTGCTACCATCGCAACGCCATCGATGTTTGCGCCTGGGGCGGCTAAGTTGATTGCAGCAGTTGATGCTACGCGCACGCTGGCTTTATAGTCGCCACCTTTAACGATGTTTTTAATAGCATCGCGCAACTGGGTGAGTGATGTGTGGTCCGGCGTCAAGCCGCCTTCTAAAATCAAGGCGCGCATCTCTTCACTCAACTGATAAAACCAGTAATCACCAGGCTCAGTTGCATTTTGTGCAGCCAAAGGGTCACCATTGGTTGGGTAGCCGGTTGAAGGTGATGCCGGTGCGCTTGGTGGCGTTGCAATTGCATCCGCCTCATATACTCTTAAGTCCATAATGGCTCCTGTTAAAAATATGCAAATTGCACGTGGGTATGTGCAGGTTTCAATCTTGTAATTACGCACTCAAGCGCGGTATTGCCCCAGCTTGCCAGTGGTTCGTTCACGCGGCCTGCTACGGTGAATTTACGCACGGTGTTCTGTGCTGCATTCACACGCCATACGTAGGTCCAGTCAGCATCATTCAGCGGGTCATTCACGCGCGAATTCACGCGGAACCGTTTGAATTCTGTAATGGTGATGGTGTAGCCAAGCTTTGCAGCCAGGTCGATAAAGAATTGCCTGCTTTGGCCGCCGACGTTGGTCAATTTTGAAACCAGCAACTCACGGCGCAAGGCAATGGTGGCTGGTATGCCAGTACACAAATCCGGCAAGCCTGCCACGCGCTCCCAATCGGTTAGCAGCTCGTTTGTGGTGCGCGGGTCGGCTTCATTCAGCAGGTTATCGGTACGCAGATCCACACGTGCGAATTCTTCAGCAAAGGCGGTGAGCAGCTTGGTGAGTACCGTATCCTGTTCACGGCTCCATGCCGGGCCTTGTGGCAGTAGTGCCTGCAGCTGCTGTAAGTAGTCTTCAGTTGAGAGTGCCATGTTTAAGCCCAGGTAATCACGCCAAAGGTAGTCATGTTGCCGGTGGTGTTGGTTACATCGGCAGCCGGTGCGGTCATTACGTAGTTGTTTTCACCGGCAGCAATGGATACGGCCTCGCGTATATGGCTGAGTAAAATGGTGCCAGCCGGTTGCGATTCACGAGTGATCAGGTCGCGCAATTCAGCTTCAATCGCGGCTTTTACTGCTGCTGTGTTTGGTGTTGCGGCAATGGTGAAGTTAAGCGGCACTGCAACGGGTGCAACAACTGTCAGGTTTGCCGTAACCGGGCGGCGTGCTTCAATGTAGTCATATACGGCGGTTACTTCAGCCGCATCCGGAATGATGCTGGCATCGTTATCGCGCACAAAGCGCACGGTAACTGTGCCAAGTCCAAGCTCTTGCGGATAAACCCACGCACGGGTTACGCCTGATACTTCCAGTGCCCAGTTGATATAGTCGTAATCAGCACCGCCATGTGGGGGTTGCTGGATGCGGGCTAACAGGCGGGTACGGAGTGAATTATCATCCTCTTCGTCTGATCCATTAGTGAGTGCAGTTGTATGTACAGTGGCATTGCCTGTGACCCCGGCAATAGGCGAGGTTATACTTAATGCAGTACCAGCTACGGCATTACCAATTTGTCCAGCTGTTAGCGCGGTAACATTTGCAATTGCCTGACCAAGCGCTACAGTGGCATCGGCATCTGTAGCGTACTCAATGCCATCAGCGCGCACAACTACAGTACCAGCCTCAATGAGTGTGCCATTTGCCCCGGTAAACACGACCTGACCAATTGCGTAGGCAGCTGCTTTGCGAGGCTGTAATAGCCAGATACCAGCATGGCGATCAAGATATGCCTTTTCAGATGTATCAGGCAATACTTGCTCAGCTATATAAGCTAAGTAGCCATATAAACCATGTGCACCAGCTGAAATGATTTTTGATATTACGGATAAATTACTGCGGCGTAGTTTTGCATCCGTACCAGGTAAACTAGCCTCGATATCTGCCTGGTTACGCTTGATAAGAGTATCTAATGTCGGTCTGTTAAAAGGCATTTATACTGCGCTCCATAACTTATCAAATTTATAACGGGTTGTGCTTCCATCAGGTTTTACGATATCTATCTGGGCGGCAATGATGCCAAGCGGGTGATGTCTTATGATTTGAGTAGTTACGTTTACCGCCTTGGCAACGCCGTCTTTAACCATCCAGCCCAAGGCTTCAGCGCAATATTCGCGTACTTTATTCACGGTATCCGGGATGAGCTTTGCGCTCTCAAGCAGCCATAAACGGCTACCGAACTTGTCACCTTCAACATCAGCAAAGCTATCAACCCAAGTGCCACGCTTATCACCAGAGCCGCCTGGGATGACATCATCATCTTCAGCTCTGCGGTCAGTGAATAAGCTTAGTATTACGGAAGTGTCCAGGCCGTCATCCTCCTGCAGCAATAAAGCATTGATGGCATAGTCTGTGCCATGCTCCATATCTATAAATACTGTGCGGATATCAGCCAAAAGAAAAAGCCCCGTAAAAAATAGGGGGCTGCAAAGCGCTAGGAATCAACCTGCTTTAAGATGGAAAACACTTCCAGCCCCATGAGAATACAGAATAATTGACGTGATGACGGGGGGCGATACTGAAGCGTTTCAGATGTGAAAAAGGGCGCTATGTGCGCCCTGTATAACTGGTAAATTACGCTGGTTTTAAAATCATGTCAAGGTATCTCAGGTGGAGCATGATTATGGTGAGGCTTGGCCACATCATCATCTTGCCATGTCTCAACACCTAGGCCATCCCATTTCTGACCCTGACCGTTAACATCAAACTTAAACATAGATCCTGCATGGATAACGACACTGTCGCCTTCAATCCGCGTTGTCTCAGTAGCTTTCACAGTGATGTTCTTGGCAAGTACTTCAATGCTGCCATCATTCTTGAATATGATACGGTGCTTATGTGCCTCTTTGTCTTTGTGTGTGTACATGGCAGCTTCACCAGGCTGTAAACCTTTAATGCGCTCACGGCGATCATCCATCGCAATGATCACACCGTGATCACGGTTGCCAGATACACACGCCATAATGCCTTCGGCTCCGGGTAGCGGCACTGAAGTGAAAGAATAGTTCTGAAAACGTTCTACACCATCGCGCACTTCACCATCCAATAGCTTGACTTGCACCAACTGGATACCTTCGCCATCACTGATTGCACTTAACACTGCGCGCGATATCATCAAGCGCACCCGGCGGCGCATTGGATCAAGCAGCCTGTTAAGTGTAGCTATCATTGCAAACTGCTCCAGTCATTTTCATTGGCTTTCCTGGTACCTTTTTCAACTGATTTTCCAGCACCATTTTTACCGTTAATAGCAGCTTTTAATTTAGTCGTTTTAACGCCTACCACCAGATCAAATGCTTCACGGCCAACCAGTGTCAATTCTGTAACTTCGCCCTGATTCTCATCCAGAATATAGGTGCCACCTACAATAAGTAGGTTAGCATCTGCCCCAAGAAAAGTTGATGTTAAGCGCACCAGTGTGTTAGCACGCCAGATATCACCTGATACATTACGCCAGCCGTTCACACGTACTATTGCACGTGCGCTACGTCCACGGCGTACATTACGCTCCCACTCTGCACGCTGTTTGAATGTGGCATGTGCACCTTTATCTTCAGCCAGAACAATAAGTGGGCGATAGCGCTTAACAAAGCTATCAGTTGAGGTGGCACTAACTTGGGTGTGATTCTCAGGCGCATCGATGTTGTCATCTGATCCTCTATCCTGACCTTTGATATAGTAGGTGCTATAGCGCTCACGCAGACTAAATTCACCACGTGCATACAAGATATTTTTACCCTGGATCAACTCAGCTACTGGTGCGCCATTTTTCGCCCGGGTGATCACGAGGTTAGCTTTTCCGTCTGACACTGGCATTACAGCACGCATGCGACAGGCGCGGTCTATGCACTCATGGGCGGTTTCGCCCTCCTGAATGCTGAAAGTGCCGAACTTGTCACCCAGTGGCGCATCGATGAGAACTTTAATGCCAAATGGTGCGCAAATATCACGCACGATTTTATCTAGCGTTACATTTGCCCACTGGCCAGTTTTATGAATAGCTGAACAATCAACCAGATCACCTGTAACATCGCGGCCAGCGATATTGATTGCATGGGTATTGGCATCAAACTCAGGGCTGTTGTCATCAACGTATCCGGTGATCACAATCTCACCATTAAGCAGCACTTCGCAACCAGAGCCTATACGTATTGGGTATGGGTTATCCTGACCAACCCAGCGATCAGTAACAGTCAGCTCGAATGAGTTGGCGATCTGCTCTATACCAAATGGAATACGTGCTGTTTTCCAGCCACTATAGATATTGCCATTAACCTTAATTTCAACCATCGGTCAAAACTTCCAGCACCTTGCCACCTTGTACAAAGCCGGGATGTGCAATGTCATTACGTGTCACAATTAGTGCGTCTTTCTTAGCATCGCCATAAAGCATATAAGCCAGAACAGTAGCCGGTAAGGTGGCTTTGGGTGTATATGGTATTAACTCGGCAAGATCAACAGCGCGAGTATTGATGTCACGAACCACAGCGCTACGCAAATCAGAAAGCGCGTTAAATACATCATCAGGTGCGGTAAGTTGCTCTGCCTCTATTGCATCAACCAACTCATCACGTACTTGTCGCGCTTGAGTCTGGCTATCGTAATTAATGCCGGCAGAACTGCGAGCAGCTTCAATGACGGCTGTTCTGCGCGTTAAATCAGCTACCGCCTTGCGGTTATCATCTTGTTGAATCCTACTCGGCGTAGTGCGATTAACTGAAGAATGGTTATAACCAAACAGGTTTTTTAATGCATTAAAGGCAGCTAATGGTGAGTCTCCAAGACCAAGCAAGCCTGCTATCTGGCCAGTAATATCTGAGGCAAGGCTCGTAGGTATGCGCATCAGCTGACTTGCCTTGCTCAATATGCCAGCAGCATTGCTGATAAAAGCAGGCATGATACTCATATCTGGCAGCATGCCACGTGCAATGGCCAGCGTTTCATCCAGCATGGTATTGATCTGAGTTAGGCTGTCAGCTTCTACAAACTCAGGCAGGTTTTCTACACTGAATACATCAGCAAAGTCATTCTCGCTGGCGGCAATTGCATTATCGGCAGCAACATCAACAATCGCTACGGTATCTGGACGAACGTTTGGCAGCTCGTTTTTGCCAGATTTTGTAAAGGTAACGCTCCAGCTTTGACGGCCACCTTGGTCGATGCTTTCGCTTGGGCGGCAATCAGTCACACTGGCTGTCATACGCCCACGCCACGGATGCACTAATTCACCGGGGCCTTCTTTTTCAAAGGTCGCTTCCAGCGCATCACGCGCAGCCATGTAATCATCGCCCAGGACAAATATTTCTAATGTGAAAGCACGAGCTTTTAACCCTAAATCTTCAACAAAAGCCTCATCACGGTTTGGGTATTGATTGACTACATTGCGACGGCCAATATCACCATCAGATTTTGTTGCATAAAATGGCACACCACGAAAGCTGCCTTTTTGCATTTGATCATGCCAGGTAGCCATTATTGAGTCGCCATGTAAGGGCCATTGGCCATATTAATTTTCATGCCAGGCTGGTTGGTTTTTAAGCTGGTACCAGTCACGCGGCCATCAGAATCTACTTTCACAGTAAGCGTGCCATTTAGCTCCTGATCTTTACGTGCACGCCATTCACGCTGTGCTTTATCAGGGTCATATGAAAACAGTTTGTTAAGCTTTTCAGTGAAGCGTAACAATGCACTTGCACGCTCTTTATCTTTGCCAGTATCACCAGCCATTTGTGTAGCACCATACATTAAAGCCAAAGGTGCGGCTCCTAATGCAGCAGATCCAAGTGAAAGCTTACTTAATAAAGAACCTGCACCGGCTGTTTTTGCTACCTTGTCACCAATACCAGGTAATGTGCTTCCCATGCCACCTTCACCCATGTTGACTACATATACTGGCGTTACGCCAGCTGCAGTTTCTAAAGCCTTACCTGTTGCAACACCAGCCCCAACATTGCCAAACTTACCAGCAAGTGCGCCAACGGCTTTACCGCCATAGCGTGCTGCCAACAATGTACCAATCACACCTCCACCAGCGGCCAGTGCCATATCGTTACCATTCATACCAAGGCCGCCGTCTTTTTTGTCAGCCATCGTATATTTAATGACGTTGGCGATAGTGTCATTAATAGGACGTGACCATCCATCTGCAGCTTCACGCAATGCAGTTTTAAGTCTGCCAACCTGATCAACTGAGTTGTCTATGGCTTTTCCAAGGTCTTTTTCCAGCGTACCGCTAGCGTTAGTAATCTCACCAGAGAATGCCTTAACTTTATTAAGCATGTCTCCACCAAGTAAAATACGCATACCTTTGATCGTATCCAGATCCGCATTGCCGAAAGCCTTTTGAACGAATAGCGCGCGTTCTCTTTGTGTACCTATTTTGTCGTATTGTTTTTTGATATCTGCAAGTACTTGCAGCGGATCGCGGCGATCACCAGTCTTAGCGTCAAAGAATTTAATGCCGGTAGCTTTCTGGGCATCATTCATATATTTCAGGTTGGTGAATAAACGTAATGTACTATCTGCCAAGGTGGCTAAACGCTCTGGCTGACGCTCAATTTGTGACAAACCTTCAATAAAGGCAAGTGTGGTTTCAAAACCAAAACCAGCACTGGCAGCATTAGGGCCAATGCGACCAAAAATACTGGAGAGATTTTCAAGCTCTGCATTACCAAGCCGCCCAGCCACAGTCATTTGATCCAGTAATTTAACGGCTGTGTTTGGCTTGGCCAGATCAAAATCAAATGCGCTGGCCGCAACCGTTAAAGCCCCCGTTAAAATCTCAGCCTGCGCTCCGGTAACTGCCACTGCTTTATTAGTGGCATTAATTACAGGCAACGCTTCCTTGAATCTCAACCCGGCTTGTACAGCATTGTTAAACCCCTGCTGCAGATCATCAACTGGCTGGCCAGTTTCCTTGCTCATGCGGAACAGTTCTTTACGTAAACCATCAACCTCAGCCTGACTTGTTCCTGCGGTCTGGCCAATCTGCGTTAAGCTTTTATCCATACGTGCAGACTGCATGATGGCTGCCGTAGCACCGATAGTAACGCCTAGTGATGCCAGCTTACCTTCAACAGAGTTTAACGTACCTTTTAACGCATCGAATTCACGCTTTGCAGTGCTGCTAAATCTGCGCAGGCCGCCTTCACCAGAACTCAACCCGGATATGAACCGGGTTGCATCTGCATAAAGCTTCATCGATAAGGTTAATTCACGACTCATGTTTTTTCGGTCAATCGTTCCAGGTAATGGTTAAATTCGTTAAGAGGTAGCGCCTTGATTTCAGCATGAGACCAGCCTGTTTTAAGAGCAATTAAAAGTATCTTGTCTAAGATTCCTTTTGATCGCTCGCTTCGACTTCCCCCAGCAGGTCAATCTCCACTTGAGCACCACGCAAGGCACGGTAGTTCTTTGTACCCCAGCTTTTGAGCATGTTCATAGTGAACGGACCTGCAAAGGTAGCGCCCTGATCATTGCTTACTTGCGTGATTTGGCGCACCATCATCTGGCCATTAAATACCAGTGGGGTATGTGTCCCGCCACCGGTTTTAACAAGCTCCATCTCAGCTTCAAACATATCATCAACGGTAGACTCACGCATTTCAAAGTGCGTGTAATTCACACCGGCAATGGTGATAGGTGTGGAAAATGGGATTAAGTTATTTTGCACACTCATCATTACACCTCTTTAAAGTCGCCGTAGAATGTTGCCTTGATCCCATCTTTAGATAACTCTGGTACCGGGCCATTTGAGGCATTAGAAGATACATAGCTTTTACCGTTATCAGAATCGAAGCTCATGTTGGCATTCTTGATTTTCTGAATGTCGGAAATGCTTACATCATCCGAAGCAATGATGGTGCAATCAACCTGACCGGCTTCATGTTTATATTGCATTCCTGCAAAACCACTATCGCCAATCACTGGGTCGCCAGATTCACCACCAATCTTAATGGTTGCCCCTTCTTTAGTGTTGTAGCGTCTACCACCGATAGTGATATATGCGCGTCCGTGAATTGCCATATTGATGACTCCTTTAAAATGTATTTATTTATAAAATGTGCTGGCTTATAAAATGTACTGAACCGCACCAGCAAACACGTCAAATTGGTTAACAAGATTAGCTGGCAAGATTGCATTAACTCTGTTCTTATCAACATCAGAGCGAACGACTAGCACGTCTCTTATAAACTGATCCAGGTCTTCCAGCAGCCCGACTTTTTCTAATCGCATTGCCGTTGGAATAATTGAATTATTCAAGATAAGTTTAGGTGTGGCGATTTTCTGCCCAGGCTTAATACGGTCAAGCACATCATCACCAGCCAGTTTATGGTTAGGGAATGTCGCTACCACATCGTAGGCAAACACAAAACGCATGTAGTCTGCTGTCCATTTGGAGTTAAGCTTCAGCATGCTGCGATCTTCCATACCAAACGTGTTGGTCTGGTAAGTTGTAATCACCTGCTCAATGTAGCAATTACCGCCCTGGTCGAACGTGACAGTGCTGCAACCATCATGCAACAGCAAGTTGCGTTCAGATTCAGTGAACCGGTCAATCTCTGCAGGCGCTGCAACGTCTGGTAAGTACAAACCTTTAAATGGCAGTGCAGGATCAGTTGCTCCACGGAACTCAACAGCACCGGCAAATTGCGCAATATTTACCCACGGCAATGATGGGCAGCCTTTAAGTCCAAGGAATGAAGACTGTTTGCTATTGCGAGCGCTACCATAGGTTGATAGGTCGCTGTAGCTTCCGGACTTATAGGTAAACACATGGCCTTGTTTCATGTTCATACCGCTGAAGCGTAGCTCTAACTCGGCCTCCATCAGCGCCATGTTGGCAGCATCGCTCCAGGGCATCACAATGGTGTAAGGTGCAATGGTGCTCATGGCAGTAATAGCTGCAGTCACATCAGGGTTCGCAGTACCGCCCGCCATTGCGACAATAGCAACTACGATACCTTTAGGGGTAGCCTCGCCTTGATAGTAATTGGTGCGGATATCAATGCTATTGCCTTCAATACCCTTATGGCGAGATGTTACGGTGACTACACCAACAGCACTAGCGGCGGTGACGGCACCATCTAGGTCTGCATTAATTGCAGATGCGATTGCCGTAGCAATCTGTGTTGGAGTTTGTGCAGCAGTTACGGCAACAGGAATATTACGGTGGCCAATGCGCAAATACAGCGTGCCAGATTCAGTTGGTGTGCCGGTAATGGTAATGGTACCGCTGGCAAATGCCCCGGCTGCATTGTCATCCAGAGATAAACCATACAGTTCGGTGTACGGGTTTACTTTAAGTATGGCGGCAATCATTTGTGCGCCAATTGATCCACGGCCATAATAATTAACGCCATCTTCTTTGCGCGTAATTTTTGACAATACGCCAGCTTCTACCGTACCTGTGCTCAAGCGTTGACAGAGCACCAACATTTTGTGTGATACAGCAGGTAAGCCACGAATTGCACGGCTATGGTCAATCTCAATCTTTGCGCCTGGTACTAACCAGTCTTCAGGAATGCTTAAAAAGGTAATGTTATCTGCCACGGTGTTCTCCTAATTGATGCGCGGATTAAGCGCCTTTTGTTTTTGGTTCAGTAGGCAACTTGTCTGTTATCGTCACGTCGCCATCTTTCTCACGGCGGACCCAGTAGGTGCTGTGAATCACAGTGTCACCACCTTCCGGTAGGTAAGTGCCGTCTTCTTTACGAATCTTTAACCCGGCTTTTGGTGTTACAAATGCTGGTTTATGTAGAGCTGCCATGTCTTACTCCTATAAAGTTACGTTGTCGGTTAAATCTGGTTTGCTGGTGCTGTGGTCAGGCGGCTCTTGTGCCCACTTGGCATGCTCTGCAGCACTCACATGCGGATCAATGTCGTATTGAGAGTTCAAAGTAATAAAGTCATCTAGGCTTGTCGCATCTATGCTTGGTGGCAATGTTGCTTTACCTTGCAGAGTGATCACGGCAACTTGCAAACCTGCTTTGTAAATTTTTTCTTCATTCATAATGCTGATGCTGGTTGCATATAGCGGCACATCGCCTGCTTTAAATCCATCCAGTAGTGCAGCTACGATCTCGGCAATCTGGTACATGCCTATCATCTTGCCGTCACCTTTGCGAGCCGCTGCCTGGCCATTGGCATTTCTGGCAACACAGGCAATACCAAAACCAACTGTTACCACTGAGTTACTAATGCCAAAGCTTGCAGCAGGTGCCACATAAACGGCAGGCGCATCAGTGGCAAATCTTTTCACGAGTGAATCGCCATCAAGATCAGGCAGGGTATCTACCTGCTTTAGTTTCTGCGCGATAGGTGCGGCCTTGATTGCAGCTACTAGCGCGTTCTCTGCTTCAGCTAGCATGGCTGATCACTCCGTTAACACGTGCCTGCAATGCATCAAGCATGTCTAGTTCATCGCTGTGAGATATCCCCAGAAACTCGCGTTTAGGCATATTTACTTCTTTAGTGCTAACGAAAGCACCGCCAGCCAACCTAAAGCGCAGACTTGATGCGTTTTTAGGCTTGATCACTCCGCCATTTTGATGAATGGCTGCATAGATCATGTTGGTCCCCCAGGCAGAAAACTTGCTGCTTGAAGTGTGTGTTATTGAGTCACCTAGGTGACCGTCTTTGGTTAATGTTTTACCGCCACTGATCTGCACACGGATGCTTTTTTTCCAGCGATGGCCTTGCGGATCAAGCTGTGTTGAAAAGCGCTCACGGGTAGTGTTCTCGCCAATCACTGCCAGATCTTCCATTGCCGGGGCAGGGTTACGGCCTAGCGCTATTAGCTGCGTAAGCGTTGCGCGGATCTTGCGATCATCCTGCTCAATCTTTAATTGAATGCCGCTCATTAGATAAAGCTCTCATCTGATCTGCTAAACACACGCCCGTTTGATTGCAGCTGAGCGCCATCATTTGTTTTTGGTTTGTTGCCTGCACCATCAATGCCTAGGCTAATCTCACCCTTGCTGATTGATTTAAGCAGCTTCAATGCATCGGCATTGCGGTTAGATATGGCCTCTGTTGCCATATCGTCATATAGTGCGTACCTGGTTAAATCACAGGTAATAGTTGTTACCAGGCGCGGCACAGTCACTAATGGTACTGAATACCGGCCAGCCAAAAAGCCATTAACAGCACTCTCGGCATCAAGCAGCTTACTGTTTATCAATGCCAGTGCAGCCGCTACCGCTGCCTGCTCGCCCGCTGTGTATGCTGCAAGGCTTTCACCTGCAGCAGCTGCAATCAGCAGCTCCGGCGTGACTAAACGAGGCAGGCCACGATCACTGCGCTGGGCGATTTCTTCAGCCCCAAACTGCGTGATAATGTCGGTAGCGGTTACGTAGGTCATGATTACTCAGCGTCTACTTCAACTTCAGATACAGCCAGCAAACGTTCATCCTTGATTTGCTTGATTTGCTCTTTAGTTAGGTCTTCGATTTTTAAAACAACGGCATCATGACCAAAAACATGGCCACCACGACGGAAACCTTCGCGCGCTGAAACCACTTGTAAAGCTTTAACCTTTTTCTTTTCGGTTTTAGCAGCTGCTGCACCTGCCTGATTTTTATTTGTTTCTGACATTTCTATCTCCTTAGAGGGTTGTTGTTAAAAGGCCATCTTTTGAATGGCCTTAATTCAAATTGAATTAAGCTACTGTGCCGTCTGAACCAAACGCCAGCTGCCAGAAACCGAAGCCAAACGCAGCGCGCGCTTCAGCACCGAACTTGAATTTCTTACGGTTAAATACGTCATCAGATTGAGCGTCTGTCTGTTCAACAAATACAGGTGACTTGCGGTCTTGAAAGACAAACGGTTTTACAGGTTTGGTTGTATCCAGCAGGAACCAAGCTGTATCTGAGCTGATGCGTGCATCAACCACAACAGTTGCCGTATTTTTGTAAGGATTAGGCTTGCCATCTTCAAGCTTATCGTTCGTCATTAGGGCATTAGCCGTATCTTCTAGCGCTGGCCCCACCAACAATACGTTTGGAGTAACATTCAATGGTCGGCCTTCGTCATCCTTGAATTTCTTCATAGCCGTACGATATGCACCGTAGCTGGCTTGTGCCGCTGCAAATGTTGCAATTGACAATACCTTGGTGCCTTTATTTGAAACACTGGCACCTGCAACCGTATGGTCAGTGTCAAAGAAGTATTGACCGTCATAGCATGGAGTTGTAAAGCCTAAATTAACGACTTCCAAAATACCTTCATCGGGCATTTGCTTAGCTGACCATCCGGCCATTTCAGCCTGTGGCGCATAAATACCAAGGGTGTCATCCTCAATGTCGTTACGGTCAACTTCTACGGTTGCCTCAAAATCATCATTGACTAGCGTATATTTAGCAGCCTCAAGTGATTTAACCTGTTTCTCACCAATCCACTTACGCATTTTTGGAAAGTTTGATAACCAGGCATAATCATTCTGGCCAGTGGTAGACGGAACACGCATCGCAATCTTCTGCCAGACTGAAGGCGCAGCAGCAAATGCGTTATTGAAAGTTGTCTTCAGGCTGATAAAGACGTTGCCGATGTTTTCCTTGTTTACCAGCATACCTACCATGCCGCCACTCATTAGCGCTTCAGGGCTAATGTCAGCAGCATTCACAGGTAATGCAAACGCGCAGGCCAGTGCAGCTGCTACCGCAAGACCTGATAATAAAAATCGTGATTTCATTGTGTTCTCCTAATGTTATGAACTATTTACAAATTGAACTAAAGCTTGCAGTTACTCTACCCAGACACCATCTGCATCAACCTGCACTACAATACCGGCAGCAGATCGGGTGTTTACACCGTTGGTTTTTGCTACTGTCTGATCATCAACGATGTAGCATGTAGCGCCCAAGTCAGCCTGCACAACAGCATCCGCACCGTGGTTAAGCCATTTGAATGCTTTTTTACGACGCACTAGAACACTCTTGTCGCCAGCTGCACCTGCAGAGTTGTCAACAGTCTCTTCAGCGCGGCCAAAGTATTTAAGTGTGGTTGCCACTGCACCAGGCGTTGCAAAACCTGCAGCATTAATCGCAGTAAGACCACCTGCATGAACCTTGACTGCAGCAAGCGGTACGGAAATCACTTCGCCATCTTTTAACGGGGTGTTACGGTCATTTGTAAGTGCCATTTCTTTCTCCTTGAAAGCCCCATTTACATGAGGCGTTAATATGTAAATCGTTAAACTTTGTTTTGAGCAGAAGTCTGCAAGGTTTTCTTGTAGTCTTCAGGTGATACGCCCATCTGTTTGCATACGGCCAATTGCGATTCAGTCAGGTCGGTAATGCCATCACCATCAGGAATCTTGCCGCCGGTTTGCGTTGCACTTAAAGCCGCAATGGGTTGGGCGGTATCAAGATAAGATTTCAAAGCGGTGATGTCTTTAGCGCCAAGTTCACGCGCCCAGGCTTCCTGCGCTGGCAACAAACGGCTATCAGATAAAGCGACCGTTACCAGGTCTTCTACTTCGCCGTCGTTAATCTGTTTGTTAAGCGCTGCGAGTTGAGTCTGCAGATCCTGCATAACAGTTACAGATACAAACTTGGCAGGGTCTGGAGCTTCAACCTGTGCAGTCAGGCTCACGATTGATTGATGCTGTGTACTCAAGTGGGTAATCAGGTTAAAGCCTGCAGCTGCCGTAGCATTGTCGGCCTTGATCAGATCCACCGCTTTATTGACTTCAGCCAAAATATCATCGGCTGTTGCCAAAGTTGGCAGGTTAAACATCCAGCGCAAGCGCTCTAGTAAATCTTCTAGGTCCATTGTTAAACTCTCCGTGTTGGTTAAAAGTTGTGATGCTGCAGCGATGGCTACTTCACTCATGCCATCCAGTGCAGGGTTATTGGTTACAGCGCCAAGCAAGACGCTTTCTACTGCGCCGGTCTTTTTGCTATAGCTGAATACAGGTGAGAAATAGAGATATTCTTTGGCTTCAATGTGGGCTTTGGCGGTATCCGTCCACTCGACATCAGTGGCATAAAGGCCATCACCTTCACGCCACTCAAGCGTTTTAAACCAACCGGCAGCTGGTGCAGGTTTGCCGTTGTCAGCGGCTAAAAGCGTTTGATGTTCGTAGTCGATGACAATGCGGTTCTGACGTGCTGACAGTTCAGCGATGATTGATGCGGCTACTTTGGCGTCAACGTACCAGGCTTTAACATCTTTAGGTCTGCCATCAACGGCACGGAACTCACCAGCCGGTAGAATCTGTAGATCAGATCCGGCAGTAAGTTCAAAACTACAAGCCGCGATTGCGGCTTTAATCATCTTGCGTGGGTTTGGTTTGTGTTTCATGTCGCCCATTTTCATGGTGCGAGATGTTTAGGGCGATACTGAACGGCTTCAGTAGGGGATATTGCAGGAATTGAATGTTGTTTTTTAAAGACTACCACTCAAAAAAAATACTGGCAATCTTTGTTTTGTGTAAATCGCGGTTGTAACCACGATAAAAATACCGCCACAAACAGCGTTAATCCCCCGTTAAAAACGATTTATTAAAATTTTGCTAGGGTATGCCGCTTAAAAGAATCTTATCGCCTTAAATCGGCCTTAAATATTTTTTGCTGCTTTTGCCAGATCGTCAGGTAAACGGTCTATTTTTTCAGCTAACATTTTATTCAGGTTTTTCTGGCGGCCACCAGGTGCATAATTAAATGCAGGGTCTACGCCCTTGGGAACTTGCTGCACTTCACCAGTGCGTTTATTAGTGTAGCTATACTTAGGCACCACCGGAGCTTCAGACACACTTAAACCACGGCGCTCAATCATACCGCCGCTCATCTGGATCACACGGCATTTGCAGCCCCAGGCTTTAACCGGCATGTGTGATTGCCAGAAAGGATCATCTGCAGGCAATACCAATCCATCCCATGCCGCGTGTGCCAGGCGCGGGTGTTCGCTATTATTGCCGTCGTATTGCAGGTAAGGGAATGCTTCCTTGGCATTCTGGATGCGCTCCCATTGGCCTTCTGAATGCGCGGTACGCAGATTAGTATCGTAGATCACCTTGAGCCTGCGAGTACTCCCCATCTGCACATTCTTGACTTCGTTGGTCAGTGGGTCTTTCATCTCGGCTTTACCCCACCAGCCTTTTTGCACCAGTAACGGTTTAAGCTGTTTGCGAAAGTCAGCAAAGGCTGTGCCATCTGCCAGCGCAGCATCCACTGCCTGGCGAATATCTTCCAGCAGGTCTATCTGCATCGCCTTGGCCACCGTGAAGGCTGCCTGGTGTTCGGCCTGCCAGACATCCTCCCAGCTAAAGCCTATCAGGTAACCTTTCTGCCTGAAGTACTCAATGGCTTCTTTAGCCGGTAGCGCTTTCAGTTCAATCATTATTTAGCGCTAGGGCCGTTAACCCGCCCCCAGATAGCAGCAGCAAACTGGCCTTGCGTTAATGCCTCAGTTACAAGGCTAATATCCATACCAGCAAGTAATTCTGGCAGACGATCCTGAAACTCCTGATAACTCTGCACCTCTGCAGCGAGCGCCGCAATAGGTTCAATCAGTGGATTAGTTACACGTTCCCAATCGCTGGCAAGCTCTTCAGCCAATACATCAAATTCATCTTGCTCTAATGTAACGGCTGCTGCTGCGATTCTTGTTGCAGCTGCTTGGCCTGTTTGTCCTGGTACATTGTTTTTTACAGACTGCAGTACTGCTTCACCTTCTTTTGGCAATGGGATGCCAAGCTTTTCATGCGCCCAATTTACCGGCACCTGCACGCCTATATTCACCAGCGGAGGCAATGCCTCAGAGTAGGTTTTAATATCTTCAGGCTCACGCAGATCAAACCGCCACTTTGGCATGCGGCGCGCATCTTCAATACCGCCCAGGTTAAGTGCGATCAATGGGTAAACAATATCCCGGGTAAGCGTACCGGCCAGCTGCATCGCATCTGACATCATCAGGTCATGGCGTACTTCGTTATGCACATTACCAAGGGCATTGGTGCTGCTCTTGCCGTCTGCCTGGCTTGTTAATGTGCCGCCTAAAATCGCCTTGCTTTGAGTACGCTCGCACCAATCGATCATCGCCTGGAACGGCTCTTGCGATCC